ATTGACATCTTTAACATTATACCTGTATCTCTTATCTCCAATTTTGTATTCAAAACCTTTGAATTCATCAGTAAATAAGTTATCAGTTTTATTTAAAAATGTTTTTTTTCTTGCTTCCATTATCTTCTTTTGCTCTTCAGATTCTTTATTGTATCTATTAAAAAAATCAATAGCTTTTTGTTGTTCTTGAGTCAACTTTGACCCAGCTTTGATTTCTTCATAGTATTTAGACTTTTGCCCGTCTAAGTAGGCTCTAGCCTCGGCAACTTGCTCTTTAAGGGCTATCTTTTTTTTACGTATCGCTTTTTCATCATCAACATCTTCATCAATACCAAAAGTATCTTCTAACAAGAATGATCTTTCTTCTGGTGTTAAATGAGATTTCTTGTTTCTATAATATTCATCTAATACGTCAGAGTCGTCCATATCTTTAACGTCTCTATTTAATTTTACGTAGTCGTTTAAATCACCACCAGTTTCGTCCATAAACTCTACTAGTTTTTGAACTCCTTCTGGTAAAGGTTTTCCAGTAGCTTCTGATTCAGCAATTACTTCCTCAACAGCTTCTTTTACCTCTTCTACCCTTTCTTCTTCAGTAACCTCTTCTATTACCGGTTGCTCATCGCTAACAACTTCTTCTGTTGGGTTGACAACTTCTTCTGCTGGATTTTCGCTTACGTTTACTTTTGTTATATTATCTTCTTTTGTTTGAGGTGGATTACTTAAATCTACTTTTATAATGTCATCGTTATTAGTGGATTTAAATCTACCGCTTTTGTCCCTTGGTTGTTTTCGTTTTGTTTCTTCAACCTTTTCCACGGGTTGCTCTTGATTTTCATCTGTCGTTTCCTCAACAGAATCTGTTACTTCTTCAGTAACCTCTTCATTTAGTTCTATCATAATAAAATTTTATAAAATATTAAAAAAAAATTAAAGACCGAATTTTCCCATATTCGCTCCTCCTGTAAGTATATCATTACCTGATGATTCGAATTTTTTATCGGCATCACCTTGTTTTCTTTGCTCAATCATGTCCATTTGGTGTTTAGCTTGTCTATCAACTCTTAAATCTTTTCTAGTCTCTCTTTTGTCTTCTTTTTCTTTATCTGTATCTTGCCTTATACCTTCTAATTGAGAATTTAATTCAAACTCAAATTGCATTAATTCTTTTTTAGCTTGAATTTCTTGTTGTAAGTATTGTATTTTTAATTGATTTTTTGTTTGCTCTAATTGTGCTTCTGCTTGGGTTTTAGCTTGATGCTTTTGAGCCTCAGCCTGTGCTGCCGCTTGTTGTTGTTGAGCGTTAGCTTGCGCTTGCGCTTGTATGTTTTGTTGTTGCATTTGTTGATCCCTAGAAGCTTTAGCTTTTCTTTTTACTTTTAATAATTGATTTGCTAATTTAACATTTCTAACAGATCTTAAATCTATAGCGTCATCCAAGTCTATTGATTGTTGTGCTATAGCAGCTTGAATATTGTTTTCTAACATAGCTCTTTCTTCTTCATCTGGTAGTAATTCTATAAATATACCAAAGTCATAAAGATGCAGATCGCTTAACTCTTCTAATGTTGCTACATTGTGAGCACCAATAGCTCTTATAAAAGCATCTTTTGTTGGTGAGTATTCTACTATGTCAGATATTCTTAATGACATACATTCTGCTACTTCGGCTGTTAAATATAACATTGACTGCAATATATGCCTTGTCGCTGTATTTGAGTTTGCCGCAGCTAATTTTTGTACGCCAACTAAAGCATTCTTGTCTGGTGTTGCCGCGTCTCTAGCTTCGTTTAATCCAGTAGTATCTCTTATCATTTGTAAATAATAATTATACGTAGAAATTAAACTTTGTATTTTGTTTCCACCACCACCGGATTGTATTTGTTGTATAGGTACTTTACCAGGATTACCATCACCTTCTGATGTAAAACTTCTACCAATAACAGAACCAGTTTGGAAGAACATATTTAAAGCTTCTTGCGGATTGTAGTTTGTTCCGTTACCAAGGTCTACTTCTGCTATACCATCAACATCTAGATAAACGCCATCTGGAACCATTCTAGACATTACTTGCTGTAACTTTAAATGAGTTAGTTGAATCATGTCTGCAAATCCAGTTATTCTACCTACAAGAGATTCTATTTTACCTCTGTATATTCTAGGCGCTACTATTTGGTAATTCATTTTAACGCTGCCAAAATCAGAATCGCTCCTCATCATATTATCAGCCATCTTCCATTTCAGTAATTTATCAGGCCCAACTAAATACACGCCTTCGTATAGCACTTCAACAACTCTTTCTAGTTTGCTAAAATTCCCATCCATGCTTTCTATAGGTGGATCAAAAGTATCATCTTTTTCAATTACTTTTTCACCACCACTTTTTAATTTCTTTAATTTATAAACATCATTCATATGTGTTTTGTAATTAAAGTACAGTACCTGTATTTTGTTTTTATCAGCATTAAATCTATAATTTCCTTGATCGTAGAACGTCGTTCCAGATTCATCTACTATTTCTTTTATATCAGGTTCTGTTAATTCTGGAAATTCTTTAACTAATTCATTAATAGGTATTTCTTTAATTTCTCCTACATAATAAACGTCATCAAAATAAGGTGATTCGGTATAAGAATATACCACATTAGCTGGATCAACATATTTTACTTTAGCACCATCAGTCCAATCAAAAGTTGTTTTAGTTACACCTATACCAATTGTTACTAAATCGTATAAACATCTTCTTCTTACTAAGTCATAATCACTGGCTTCCATTAAGACATCAATAGCTTGTTCTTCTGCTATCTCCACAGCCTGCTTATAATTTAGTTGCATATGTAACGCTAATTCCTCTTCGTTATCTGGCAAAGTTTCAGGCTCATTATCAAATATATCTATATCAAATTGCTCTTTAACGAGATTGCTAAAATTTTTAGCTTTCATGTCGTTCATTATAGATTGCATGTATTCAGTTCTTTTACTAACACCATACTGATCTTGCGAAAAACAATTTATCTCATAGTTTCTTTGCGACATACCATTTACTACTATGTCTACAAATTTAGGAACTATAGGGACTGGTTTCCAATCTAAATTAAGATATGACAAATCACCGTTTATAGATAATTCATTTTTATATTTTTGTACTGATTGCTCTCCTCTAGCATATAATCTTAATTGATGAAAACTATTTAAGTTATCATCGTACTTAGAGGTAGCACCAGTAAACCATTCTTGCCTTATAGCTCTTGCAACCTTAAGCCCGTAATCTTCAGAAAGTTTTTCTAAATCACTAACTGCTTGAGATGGAAAGTTTATATGAGCGTTCGTTATCATACTTTATTTTTTATTATTGTCGATTGAAATCCTTTATTGTTATACTTTAATATATTTAGGTTTATTGGTTGTTTTGTTTTATTTGGATTTGGTCTATATAAATGCCTATTACAAGCCATTATTGCTAAACCAGAACTTATAGAAGCATCATGTTTAGTTCTTTTATT